CGGCCAGTACGTTGTCGGCCGCCGTCGCGCCGGGAGTGATGCCGGCAGCGCTGATCTGGCGGTTGATATTGCCCTCTTCGGCCATCAGCGCGAGCGATGCGCCGAGCTGGGTCACCTCGCCGGGGGGATTGTAGCCGCCATTGGCGTAGGCGGCGCCCCCGAACGACCAGACGGCCGCGCCGATGGCCGCCGAAAGACAGACCCACTCGCGGTTCAGCGTGGTGTTGAGCCATACACTGCCCGCGGCATATCCGAGCGATGAATCGCTGGTGACCAGCGGATCCGTGGTCGCGATTAAATTGGCGAGGCATCCGGCGGTCGAGGTATTGAGCGCGTTCAGCTCAGCCTGGCTGAGGATGCCGCCGTCCACTTGAAAACTTGGCATTTTGATTTCTCCTTACGAAATGTGTGACTAGGCTTCGGGCCGCGCGGCCGCGTCGGCTTCTTGCGCGCTTTCCTGCGACTCCGCCGCGGCGCCCTGCGCCTGGGTCGCCTGCTCGGCCTGGTGCGTCTGGGCGCTGTCCTGCGACTGCCGGTCGGCGCCCTGCGCCTTCGCGGCCTCGCTCGCTTCGTGAGCTTGCGCGCCGGCCTGCAGATCTTTTGCCTGCAGGTGCTTGGCGAGCTGCAGGGTCAGCGCGTGGGACTGGTCCATTTTCTTGTGGACGATGCCGAGCTCTTCCATAAACTTCGTCTGCGCGTCCTTGACGTCGATCGCCGCGAGTCCGATCGTGCGTTTGGTCTCTTCCTGCATCCGCGCGATTTCGAGCTGGTTGGCGAGCTTCGCTGTTTCCCGCTCGGCCTCCTCGTGCAGTTTCTGCGCGAAGCCCTGCGTCTTCGCGAGTTCCGTCTGCAGGACCTGCACCTGCTGCGCGGCCGCTTTCGGATCGGGGCCCTTGGGATCGAAGGCCTCCGCGATCTCATCGCCGATCGGACCGAGGTGTCTCAGCCGCACCGCCAGCGCGTAAATCTTCGGCGGTAGGTTCGGAATCGTGAACAGCGTCTCGATAAAATCGTCGACCGCGTCGCGATCGCTTTGCTCCGATGGGCCCACCGAAATCGTGGTGCCGTGATCGCCGTCGGCCGTGTTGAACTGCGTCGTCTGCCCTTGCGCGTCCTGGACGGGCTGATTGATCTTCTCGCTCGAATAGGTGTCGTCCGGAGCGCGCGAGCCCACTTCGCGCGGCGTGTCGTAGCACCAGGTGAGCCCCTGTTCGAGCATCCGGCCGCAGCGTTCGAGGCCGCGCTCATAATTCGACACGTAGACGAAGGTGCCCTGGTTTTCCTGGCGGTCGAGCGCCTCAATCGCCTTGCCGCTTTTCGCGTCCTGATTCTGCGAGCGGTTGCCGTTGGCCAGGCCGGAGACGCCCATCGCGGTCTGGATGGCGAGCTTAAACGAGGCGGCCGCCATTTCGTAGGACTGAATCGGCGGGTCATAATCCTGCCGCACGGGAATCGGCAGAAGCGCGTCGCCGGTCGCCGTGGTCTTGGCCTTCACCTCGAAATAGGTCAGGCTCACCTTGTTGATCTTGTCCCAGGGCGTCTGGGTGTTGAACTGGCCCTCGTACCCGCCGTAAGGGATCTTCGGAGCGCGGCCGAGCGCTTCGAGCTCGCCGTTGCGCGCATAGCAATAACCGAGATAGGCGCCGCGCGCCTTGCGCACCATCGAGAGCAGCCGGCGTTTCGAGCCGCCGCCGTCGTCGACCCACTCCTCGGGGCCGAACAGCGGGATGATCGGGATCTCGATCCATTTCTGCGGCTTCGTTTCCAGGATTTCGAGACCGTTGGTGACGTACTGCGTGACCACCGGCTCCTCGGTCTGGCGATCCTTCAGCACCTTGACCGAGCCCGAGCCCAAAATGAGCTGATCGCCCTTTACCTTCGCGCCGGGAAGCTCGTCGAGAAACACGTCGACCGGGCCCTCGCCTATATCGATCTGGACCTGCCGGCGTTCCGTTTTCTTGAGCTGCCAGTAGCTCGCGACCTGGATGCGATCGCCTTTGATCCAGGCCGGCGCGAGCTCCATTTCCTCCGCGCCGAAGCTGTGTATCTCGGCGTCGGGCCACTTTTTCATGAACTCTTTTTCCGAGTATGTTTCGAACTCGAACGCGCCCGCCATGTCGGACCAGTCGGGCTCCTTCGCATACGGGTCGACCAGAATGGTGTTCGGGTTCGGCACCGTGCCGACATACAGCTCGCAATCGAAGCCACGGGCCGGATCCTCGTAGCGCGACCCCAGCTTTATGTAGCCGTAGGACCGCTTGAACATGTTCTCGCAGGCGGTCTGATAGGCCGTCTGCGCGTTCGAATCGTATTCGATCTGCCGGATCATGCCGGCGCGCTTCTCGGCGGTGACGTCGTTCGCGCCATTGCCGGTGGGCGTGACCTTGACGGCGCGCTTGTTCTGGCGCATATCGCCGATGGCCTGGTTCAAATACTGCCCCAGCTCGTCGAACGATTCGCACGGGCGCGGATTGTCTATGTCGGCGCGCGCTTTGCGCTCTTCCTCGGGCCAGGGGCCGTCGGCGATCATGCGCATATCGAGGTCGCCGGCCTCGCGAATGTCCTGCCACTCGCGCAGATAGTCGTCGAAGCGCTCCCGGATTTCTTCGAGCAGCGTCTCGTTATCCGGCAACGCCGACCTCGGTCTCAGGAGGATGCGCGACCTTGACCCGCGCGGTGATCTCGGCCCGCGTCTGCGGGCAGCGCGGACAAATCGTTAGCCCGCTGCGCTGGATCCAGCCGGCGCGCGCGACGGCTTTTTCGCCGTCCGCGGCATCGGAATAGCCGAAACGCGCTTGCCGCGTGCATTTCGAGCACGTGAGCGTGACCATCGAAGCGCGAAGGCGATCTGTCTTGATTTCCATTCCGTTCCCTGCCATACTCCGGCCATGAATCCTTCCAAAGCGAACGCGCAAATTCCGTCCATCTGCCGCATGGTGGTCTACCGCGGCCACGGCCATCCGGAGCCGGAGCAATATCCCGCCGTGGTGCAGTCCGTGAATCCGGACGGCTCGCTGAAGCTGTTCGTGTTCGGCCCGCGCGGTCACATGCTGATCGAGCGATCGACTGAGGGCGAAGGCGTGAACGAGTGGACCTGGCCGGTCGCGGTCAGCTCCAAAGCCCAGGCCGCGCCGTCGGACGCCGGACAAACTTCACAGCCGCCACCGGCTGTGCAAACGTAAGCGCCAGCGCGTCGCCGTCGTCCGGACTCGCGATATTGCGCTTCTGCATGTCTTCTTTCGACTCGATCACGAGCTGACTTTTATTGTTCAGGTGGTAGCCGGGCCCGACCAAGTCGGCGTGCAGCCGCGTGTCGTCCTTGCCGATCGCGCCGGTTCTCAACCATTCTTTCGTCGCGTTCCACATATAAGCCCGCATGTTGGCCTGGTGGCTATTGGGCGATGCGCCGCCGAAGGTCACCTCCATGACGCGCTCCTCGAAGCCCATCATGTGCAGCCGCTCGACGATCGGCGCGCCGAAGGCCGAATCGACGAACATCATCGTGACGTAATTCTCGCGATCGTTCAAAACCTGCGCGGCCTTGGCGACGAGTAACTGGCGATCGCGGCCCGCTTCGCCCGTGATCCGGATCGGCGGAATCGTGCGCCCGTCGCAGCCCTTGCGGAAGCGGATCACGTTCCAGGCCTTGCCGCCGCCCGAGACGTCGAAGCCCGCGATGAGCGGATCATCGGAGAGCGGGACGCCGGGGTTCTTTTTCGCCTGGTCGACGCGCGCCGAGTCGATGAACTGCAACTCGGAGGCCGAGGGCGAGATGCCCAGCACCCTAACCTTGACCCAGTCCGAATCGATGCCGTAATCCTTGATCCATTCGGCGATCAGTTCCTTGTTCGTGAATTTCGACGTGCGGCTGTCGACGGTGCGATGATTCCAGCGATCGCGAAGGTCGCCGAAGCACACGCGGTGAAACTCGCCCGTGTTGCGCTCGGGCTGCCCCCAGGCGAAAAACATCGGCTCGCCATCGGTGAGGCCGCCATAAGCCACTTCCCAAATCTGGTCCGCTACCGTCGAGGCCTCGTCGAACAGATACCAGCTCGTCGACGTCCGCGCGTGCTGGCCGGCGAATGATTGCGCGTTCTCGGGCTTGCACGTTTCGGCCGACAGCTTCCAATCCTCCGGCGTCTGCCCGGCCGAGAGAATTTCCTGGCGCGCGTAAATGCCGCGCGATTGCACCTCCCACCAGTCGCGGGTGATGCACAGCTTGGTCCATTTCTGGATCGCGGCCCAGGTCTTATCTTCGAGCTGCGCGGCGGTTCCTGCGGTCACCGTGCCGATCGATTGCGGCCTGGTCGACATGATCCAGTTGGCAAGCCAGGCGCCCATCGCGCTCTTGCCCGTTCCATGGCCCGACGTCTCGGCCATGCGGATGGGCATAACCGGCGTGTGACCGTCGAAATTGCGCGCGACGACTTCTTTACCTAAAGCTGTGAGAAACTCGCGCTGGTTCGCGTCCGGACCGTCCTCATCCTCCAGCTCGCCCGGCTCGCCCCACGGGTAGCAGGCCAGCACGAAGCCGAGCGGATCCGCGTAGAACGTGCCGACGAAGTCGGCCAGGTCAAGATTCGCCTTCCTCTGAATCGCTGGTGTCAATTGTTTTCGGCGCCACTCGTTTGCGCGCGGCCTTCAGCCGCTCGACCAGGTCGAGCGAGCCGGTCACGTTCACGTCGGCCTGCACGCGCGCCGCATACTCGTTCGGCTTGAACCGCTTCAGCAGATGCACCATGAGCCCGTCCGAATATTTGCGGATCGCGCCGCACGGCGAGCCCTGATAGAACACGGCCTCTAAAACGCCGTCCTTGGCGCGGCCGATGGCGCATGCTTCGAGCACGTCGCCGAACTCCTTGTCGGCCTCTTCGAAATCGCGCGCATAGGCCTCGTTCTTTTTCCAGCGGTAATGAATGGTTTTCTCGACGCCCGCCGCTGCGGCCGAGAGCACGATGCTGCCGGTGATGCGATAGGCCGCGAGGAAGGCGCGGGCCTTCGCGTTCCCGCTCAACGCAAGCTGCCGCGCAGCAGGAGAAACAGGACGACGATAATCAGCACCGTGCCGAGCCCGATGCCGCCGCCATACTGCGGCCACGTGTTGTAGGCGTATCCGCCGCCGCCGCCGAAGATCAGGAGCAGGCAGATGATCAGGAGGAGCATTTCTTTTTTCCCTAAATCGAGCAATTCACTTTCGTTCATTTGCCCTTTTGCGTCCGACGAATTTACCGAACTTGTCGCGCGGCTGGCCGCGCCCGAGAGGCCCGACACGGTTCTCGCCGGGCGTGAGTGCCCGAAGCAAACGTACGGCAACGACGCCGACGATTTGCGAGCGTTCCAGTTCTTCGAGTTCCTCCGTGCTCAGTTCAAGGCTGGCCATGTGGATTCCTGATTCCCATGGTTGCGTTCCGCCCGAGCTTCACGTCCGGATTCTGAAACGTCCAGCACTCGCCCGTTTCGCTGATAAAGCAAACCCACTGCAGATGATGCTCCTGCCCCGGATCGATCAGGACGTGCGCGAAGGCTGGGCCTTTCGGTGTATCGAGCGGGACCGTCGGGCTGAGCTGCAGGATCACTTAAGCGTCTGCCACGCCGCCTCGACCCGCGCCCACTGCTTCACGTCCGAAATACCCGCCCGGAGGCCGTCGAGATAGGCGTTATAGAGGCCCGCAAACTTATTCATTGAGTCCGCGTCGCCCGGCAGCCGGACCCGTTTATGCGAGTCCAGAACAGCCCGTCTGACGACGTCGTCCAGGTTGGAGCCTTCCGGCGCATCGAACTGCGCCAGAAACCAGGAATCCTCATCCGGCCCCCATACTCGCTCGCCGTATCGACCCGGTTGCTTCACCACGAACCACGCCATGCCGCGCGATTTCGCCTCGTTGGTCGCGAGCGGAGTCACGTTACACCGTGAGTGCGCATAGTCCTCGACCGAGCACCACGACGGAATGGGATTGATATAGACCTCGAACTGCAGGCCGTCCACCATGACCGCGTGCGGGACATACTGCGAATTGATCTGCGCCCCGCAGGTGAGCGCGAACAGCAAGAAAGTGAAGGCCTTCATGTTTTACTCGCCTCTCGGCGCGTCCGGCAAAGGCGTCGGCGGATGAAACGGCACCGGCGCGGGCGCCGGTTTCGGCTTCTTAGTTCGCACTGCCGCTCTCCGGATCCGGCAGCGTGTCCGGCAGCGCATTCGCGAGCACGACGATCTTGTCGGCCGCCGCCTCGAGGCCTTGCCCCTGGATCTGGTTGCCGTCCTTGTCGCGCCCTTGCAGGCCTGCGAGCTCGTCGGCGAACGGCTGATAAGCCGGGCCTTGGATCAGGCCGCTGAGGCGGTTGATCGCGGACTGCGCCAGGCCGTCGCCGGTCCGAAGATCGGTCGCGGCTTGCAGCATGTCGAGTTTCACTTGGTTTTGCATTTTAGTTTCCTTTCGAGATTTTCGTCAGCGTGAGCACGCCCGGTATCGCTGGCGTGGCAGGCGTGTCGGGCGTCATTTCGACGGCGTAGCCCTTCATGCCGAGGAGCAGCGTCAATTCCTGGACGCGGCGTTCGGCCGAGCGGGCGCGAGCCGAGAGGCGCGCGTTCTTTTCGCACAGTTCGGCATTCGCCATCTTATCCTCGTATCGCGTGTTGTCGAACGCGTTCGAGACAGCTTCCCGCGATAGCCGTTTGTATGACGCGTTCGAGAGCCAAGGCATTAATTGAGCCCCATCGGCGATTCGAGCGCCGCGGCCTGCGCGGCCGGCAAGTGCATCTCATAGCGCGCCTGATAAACCGGCTTGTTGATGTACCAGGCGACTTCGAGGTTCGAATTCTTGCCGTCCCACAGCACGAACGCGGCGTGCGCGTTGGTGGCGGGGTCGAGCAGTTGCTTCTCGTCGGTGATGCCGAACAAGGTGAGCGCGCGCGGGCCCAGCTCCAGACAATTGATCTGCAGCAGGCCGTAGCTGCGGTCGCCCGTCTTCTCGTTGCCGTTGAACGCGTTCGGATCGCCTCCGGACTCGCGCAGCGCGATCGCCGTCATGGTGACGGCCACCGGGCCGGGGAAACCGGCGCCGCGCATGAACTCAAAAATCTGGACTGACGTCAGGAGCACGCTTCGCTCCCCGCCGGGAAAATCTCCCAGATCAAGAACAGCAGGCTCACGCGAAGAAACAGGGGCGAGAAGTAACAGCCCAGCTCCCAGTGCCGCACGTCGCATAGAAACTTCAACTTCATTTTATTTTCCTGTGAGCGTGCTGGGCATGCTCGGCATGTTGAGTTGCGCGTTGGTGTTCCCCGACGGCGACACGAGCACGGTGTTCGTGGTCGCCGGCGCGAGCGCCGCCACCGTCTCGGCGTTGGTCGCGGCGATCTCGGCCGGCGTGACCTTCTCGATGCGCATCAGCAGCGCGTGTATGGGAGCGGTCAGCGTGATGTACCGATCCCACATGAGCAGCTTCTGAGCCGGCGTCTGCGAGTCGATCAGCTTCGACATGAGGTCGATCTGCGCCTGGATAATCGCGAGTAAAATCGCTGGGGTCATGCTGGGAGTCCTTTTAGGGCGGTCGCGTAGAGGCCCATGCTGTGCCATTTAAAAACGCCGTTCGGAGCGTCGGCGGCGGGCGTCGCCAGCACCTCGATGAGCGGCGTCGGGTGCTCATATTCTTCGAGCAGAAACGTGATCGGCACGTCCGTCACGAGGTCGTGGGCGTGCGTGTCGCCGTTGCGGTAGCTGAACCCGGGCACGCCGGCGATGTATTCCTTCAATCGCGCGAAGCCTGGCTTGGGCTCGCCGAACACCACTCGTTTGAGTGGTGTGATCCCGCTTTCTAGCATGATGCCCGTCAGGATCGCCGCGCGTCCGGCGCCGAGCGAATGGCCGGCCACGATGTACGGGCCCTTGGTGGCGTCGCTGATATCGCGCCAGGCGCGATCCATGCCCAGGCCGAAGCCCTGATGAATGGGACCGAGCGTCTCATGCCCGAAGGGCGTGGCCAGCGCCAGAAAATCCTTAAACCAGTCCCAGAACGTGACCGAGCCGCGCAGTAGAATCACGTCGACGTTCTCGACGCGCTTCGAGGCCCAGCAGATGCCGCTCGGGCCGATGCCGGGCGCGAGATTATCGAAGACGGGCGCGCCGGCATATAAGTCGACGAGCAGCCCGGCGATCGCGGCGTGCGTGATCATGCGGCCACCACTTTCTTGATCAACGTGTCCGCGTCCAGCTCCACCGCGATCGAGCGCCGGAGCAGTTCGACCGAAACCACGACGCGCAGCGCGCCTTTCGTTTTCTTGACCACGCCCGACACGCCCGCGAGCGGTCCGCTGTCGATCGTGACCAGCTCGCCGGCGGTGAAGTCGCAGGGCGTCGATACCAGGCGGGACGCGATCACGAGCCGGACATTCTCAATCTCGGCTTCGTCGATGGGGGTGGGCTTGAACGAGCTGGGCAAAAGTTGAACCACTCCGCGCGTGACGATGGCCGCATAGACGTCGCGGCCCGGCGCCAGGCGCGCAAATACGTAACCGGGAAACAGGACGCGCTCAGTGCGCTTCAGGCGGTCCGACCAGCGCACGTCCTCGGACCAGGTCGGCAGGAACGTCTCAATCGACAGCCCCTCAAGAGCGGCGCGAACCTGAAACTCGCGATTCGAACGGAGACGCAGGGCGAACCATTGCGGGACTCCGGAGGTGATCCCAACGGGATCGCCTGTCATGGGAACATCGGCAGCGGCTCTACTGTGAAGAGCAGGAACCGCTGCCGCGTGGCCGGGCCGGATGGGGTTAAGAACCGGGCGGCCTACGGCCGCATCGGTCACACGGTTGTGTGCGCAAAGCAGCATGCACTGATATAGTCACCACCTACGTTTTGGCGGAGGGCTCGGCGGCCGTGGAAACAAGCTTCTCGGCCGTCGCCGCCGCGGTGGTGATGACCAGGTCGGCGGCGGCCCTCACGGCCGGGGTGTCCGGAGGCGCAATGGCCCCGCTCGCGATCTCGGACCGCTCCAGAATTCTGCCCTTGTCGAGCGTCGCCAAGAGGAGCTGATCCAGGCGGCTGTTGATCAGCACGTGAATTTCGGAGATCTTTTTACGGTTGATGAAACCGACGACGCTGGCGATCCCCGCGCCGAGAGCGGCGAACACCGCCCCGCAGGCCTTCGCGAGTTCCACCTTTTCCGGGAATGTCACGCGCCGGCCTTCTCGAACGTCTTCAGGCTGCGCGAACCGGCGGGCTCATCCGTCACCACCGCGGCGACGATCGCCGGCGCGACGTGCTCTTCCAGATCTTTTAAGGTGCAGCCCGAAAAGCTCGCGAACATGACGGCGCCGATTTTCTTGACCAGCAGCTTCACGTCGATGACTCGGCTGTTCGCGCACGGGCCGAGCACGGCAACGAAGTGCGCGCCCTCGACCGTCCACTGTTCGGTGGCTTTCGCGGTGCAGCCGGCGCGCAGCGCTTTCTTGAGCGCCTCGATGCGGGAAAGCTTTTGCGCGTAGGGCGCCATCTCTTTCACGAGGGCGCCGAGCTCGTCGGCGAGCGGTGCGAATTGGGCTAAGATGGGCTTGGCGGGTTTCGGTGTGGCCATACACTGATATAGTCACCACAGGGGCAGCCCGCGCCCCAGGATCTTAGGCGGTTTCTAACCCCACCGCCGAGGCGTGAGACGCTTCGCTTTGCGAGGGAAGCCATAGGGCGAGGCGTCTCGCGTAATATCACAAATTTGCTATGAACCGCCGCGCCTTACGGTGTCACGCCGCCAGCCGCAGACGGTTCCGCGCGATCGCTTCAAGCTCCCGCCGCATAACCTCGTTCTCGGCTTCGAGCCGCGCCTTTTCGCCGTCCTCCTCAGGCTTCGCGCATTCCTCGGTCGCGCGCACCAGCTCCGCTTGTTTCACGCGCACCAGCTCCACTTGTTTCGGCGTGCGGCGGCGGCCGTCGGACCATTGGGCGTGTTTCATGACGCCCGCCCGAGCTGCCGTCTTAGTTCCGCGATCGCCTCGACGTGCCCCGCCGCCGCGCGCCATTCGTGAATCTCGGCGAGTTTGGCGGCCAGGCTCTGGAAGTGCCCGGCCCGGTCACGCGGATTCGCTGGAAGGTCTCTGATGGCGCGCAGGAGGCGTTTCCTCAATGACCGCTCGTCGACCGATGTATTTATTTCAACACGCGGGTCCGTGGCGGGCTCAGGCGTATGAGCGCCTGGCCCGTCAAACGTGATGGGCGGCCGCGTGTTCTCTTCCCAATTCGCGCGCCGGAACGAATTGAGGATCGCGCCGCGGATGCGAGGCCGGGCAAATGCCGAGAAAGGGGCTCCGCCGTGTTCGCGCGGCCGGTAGCGCGTAGCCGTGTGAATTAACGCTAAATAACCCGTGGCGAGGAGGTCGTCGAGGTCGAAGGAGGGGGGCAACCGCCGAAAAATGTGGTTGGCTATCGGAGGGACCAGGTGCATGTGAGCTTCCACCAGCGCATCGCGTTTAGCGAGGAAACGGGCGCGGTGGCCGCCGGAATCGATAGAAACTACGGCCGGCGGCGGGCGGGCTTTCAGATGGAGCAAGACCGATGGGGTGATCTGCATGCTCCGAGTATGAGCCCTATTGACCAGCGCGGCGACGTCGAGTAGTCTGTACGAGTGTGCTCTGCACGCGATAACGCATGCGTGATGCATGCAATAAGGAGATCGTACAAATGGCTCACCCAAAAGAGAGTAAATCCGAGTGGATCACGAAAGAAGAGGCCGCGAAGATTCTCGGCGTGAACGTGCGCCAGGTGCAGAAGCGCGCCGAGCAGGGCTATATCGAAAAACGCCCGCTGCCACGGCTCCCGAACGAACGTCAAGCACGCGTGGTGTACGCGAGGCGTGACGTGGAAGCCCTTGCGGCGGGGACCCCGAATCAACACGCGGTAATGGAGCCCGAAGCCCCGGCAAATCCGCCCAACGCGCTGGCGATCGTGCCGAAGCCGCAAGCTTCCGGCGATCTGATGCGCCAGTGGGTTGAGGCGACCGCCGCGCTCAACCGTATCGCCGAGACCAGGAGGTCCCCGCGCGCCTGGCTCACGCTCGACGAAGCCGCGGAATTCTCGGGACTAACGAAGGGCTGGCTGCTCGCCCAGGCCTCGTCCGTCGTGCCGATGCTCGAGATCCGCGACATGGGCAAGCACGCGCGCGGCGGCCGGTGGCGTTTCTTTCGCGGGGATTTGGAGCGTGGGGAATGACGCGCGTCGAAATCGGAACCTTGGCCACCGGTACCCGCGTCCGCGATCGCTTCGCGCGGGTCGGCACGGTTCACCGCGAGAGCTTCGCGGAGGAAGTGGGAAACCCGGTCCACCGGCACATGCCCGTTCGCGACCATGTCGGCGTGCTGTGGGACGGCGGGAATGGGTCCATCATCGAATATCCCGACGATAAGGAGTTTTGGCTGATCGAGGGGGAGCGAAGCGAGGCCGCGTCATGACGCGCCGCGAGGGCGGGCGCGTCGTGATCGAGTTGAGCGAGGACGAGTGGCGGCAGCTACGGCTAGCCCTCGGATATGCGTGCCTGGAGTCGGCGCGCGAGGATACGTCCAAGGGTTTCGCGAAAATGATCCGCCTCACGAACTCCATCATCGAATATCCCTACGACGAGGGAAACCCGCACTGGACGCCCTACGCGGTGCCTGAGTAAGTACCGGTACTTTAGCCCTTGCAAAAGAGTGAACCGTCGCGCACACTTGCCGCGCGGTGTATGCCTCCTGAAGACACGATCGTGCGCGGCGGCGTCCGATTGCCTGCGAGCGCACCCCGCAACATCCGCGAGAAATATCTGAAGCTGCTCTCCTCGGTCGATGCGGAGGCCGAACACGCCTTCGGCTTCGAAGGCAAGTTTTTCCGGCCGGGGACGGTTCTCACCGACGCCGAGCTGCGGCCCACCGACGCGTTTCCGCTCATGCCGATCGTGCTCGAATTCTTTCGCGGGCCCGCCTACGGCATCCCCGGCCACCGCCGGTCCGATTACGTCTACATTCTGTGGCGCTATGACGACGATACGAACGCCTGGCGCGAGCTGGGGCGCGCCGCCTCCTGCGCCTGGGAATGGGCCGTCGAGCTACGTCCGATCGCTGTGCGCGCGCTCCGCGAGGCGCGCGGGGCCAATTTAGAGATCATGCCGGATTTCCCGGCGATCGCGGGCCGCATCGCGCTATTTCTCGATGCCGAGCTGAAGCCATTAGAGCCACTTCACCGCATCAAGGTCCTGGGAGTCTTGCACGATGCATTCGCAGCCCGGCTGTGCGCGTGAGGTGTATGCTTGAGTCGCGTTCCCTGGCTCTCGTGTGGGTTCGGGGAGCGGCCCGGTACGGGCTGAGCGTGATGGGCGCCCAGCCCGCACCGTTCCTGAATTCGCGCGTCTCAGCGAAAGTATAACGTAATTCACCCCGTCTTCTCCTGTTCACTTTTGGACGCTCGCCGAAGATTCTTTTGTAGTAGTCTCGAAACACGCGCGTTTTTAGGAATGCGCCGACGCGATGATGGCGCGTTCCGAAAAGGAGCCGCGCCTGCGCCCATGATGGGAGGGCCCACAATCCGGCCTGCCGCTGGTCTCTACGAGAGGCTTGCATTCCGCCTCGACACCTGTTACAGTCGCGTTGATCTTGGCTTCTGCGCAGTCGTCAGGGTTGGCAACAAGGATTTGAGCTCGGGCGGCGCTCCATCGTGCCAAACGCGATGGGACATCGACCGTCGCCCGACTCAATCTCTTTCGGTCGATGTCTGGAGGCCGTTTGATTTTCACGACGCAGCAGCGAGCTTGAAGAACGCGACGCGAAGGCCGCGGGCGTGGCTTTTCGGACACGTGTCGAACCTGCGAAAAATGCAGGAGACAAAATATGTGTTATCGGAAGTACCCCGGACCCGGGGATGCTCCCCGGTAGGGCTCGCCAGAGGCGATCCTAGCCTTCCCATCGTTCACTCCTTCACGCTGCCGCTTCATCTTGGCCGACGGAAAAGCAGCGAAAAAGGCCACAAACAACGAAAAGCACCAAGCGCGGGCCCGACGTGTGTTCCGGCGACTCGCGGTTTGGTTCCTTCCATTTTTAGGCAATCCGCCCGAAAAAGCAACACCCACCTTCACAAAAAAAAGAAAGAGTTCCCATCATGAGCTTCGACATACTGCATCGCTTGACCCGGGCTGTGCTTTATCACAGCGAGGACTGCGCCGATTTGCCGGCGGCGGTCGTCCAGGCCGTCGCCAAGGGCGCGAATCTGGAGGGCGCGTATCTGAGGGGCGCGGATCTGAGCGGCGCGTATCTGGAGGGCGCGAATCTGGAGGGCGCGAATCTGGAGGGCGCGAATCTGAGGGGCGCGAATCTGGAGGGCGCGAATCTGAGGGGCGCGAATCTGGAGGGCGCGCATCTGGAGGGCGCGTATCTGGGGGGCGCGGATCTGGGGGGCGCGTATCTGAGGGGCGCGAATCTGAGGGGCGCGGATCTGAGCGGCGCGTATCTGAGGGGCGCGAATCTGAGGGGCGCGAAAGGACTGCTGCCCAACGGCATCATTCCTCTGCAGCTCAGCGGCTCACAACACTGGATCATCGTGAGGACCCCCGGCTTCATGACCATCGGGTGCCTGCACCATCCACTGACATGGTGGGAGGAACATTACGCGGCGGTGGGCCGGCGCGAAGGCTACAGCGCCGCCGAGGTCGCCGAGTACGCCCGGCACATCCAGTACTGCCGCGACTGGATGGCCACGAATGGAGTGCTCGAGGTGGCTCCCGAGACTCCTAAAAGCGTGCGGACATGAGAGCCCAGAAAAAAGAAAGGGGGTTTTCTCCCATCATGAAAACCGCCAGGCGCGAGCTATGAGCGCGCCGCCGAACTACACGAACGTGACCCTCATGAAGGCGATGGGGGTTAAAAAGTACGATCCGATGCCCACCGACCAGCACCAGTGGCAGCGGGCAGAAGGTGAGCCGATGGTTCACCGCATCTGGAGCGTGCTCTGCGCGTGCAGCATACGCGCGCGACTCATCGGCAACCGGCTCGTCACCACGCCCTACGCGACCGAGGACGACGGCGTCTCGCCGCTGACTGTGGTGGGGCTGGCGAAGCTACTGGGAGAGGAGGACGCGAGCAATGTGCGCCAGGCGTGGAAACGCGGGGAAGAACTCGGGATCTGGCGGCGCGAGAGCGGCAAGCTATGGCTCAACGGGGAGGTGAAAGAGGTGCAAATTAACGAGGCGAAGAAAGAGCAAAAAAAGGTGTGCACACACCTTTTGACCCGAGCTGAACTATTGAAAATAAAGGGTTGGCCAAAAGAGAAGCGCGAGGAGTTCCAGCGGCTTTGGAACGCCGTGCACGATTACGAACAAGCCCGCATTGCGGAAGCGACGGGCCGGGAGCGGGATTTCTGCGCACCGGTGAAGGATAACATCAAAACGCGTTTCGGGCTAGACCTTCGCCATATCGAGCAGCCCGCGCGCAGGTCCGCCATCGCGCCTCCCCAGCTTCTGGAGTTTATACACACCCGTGAGCACACACCGGAAAATGGGGCTGCACATACCCCCGCAACCTTATTGCCTGCAGAGAAACCCCAGAGTGTCTTATCAACATCATCAAAAGGTAGTGGCGACGCGGGCCGCGAACAGCCGCAGACCGAAAACCCAGGACAGCAAAAGGTCGCTGAGATCCTGAATCCGCTGCCTCCCGATATGGCCGCCGCCGAAAACCCGCGGCGGCAAACGGCAAACCCTTCCAAGATGGGCGGTGAGCAATCGGGGGACCACGGCACTCCCGCCGCCACCGCCGACGCGTACGTTACCGAGGTCCAAAAAACAGCGCAGGACGCCGGTATGGCCTTCGGCCCCCCCGACAAAGCCACAGCGCGCGCCTGGCATGCGCGGGGCATATCCGTGGCGACCATGCGCCACGCACTTTTACTCGGCTCATTGCGACATCTGACGCCGGCGGAAAAGGGCGCTCGGGTCACACCTATTCGCAGCCTCGCCTTTTTCGAGGGCGTGATAGAGGAGGTCCTCGCGCTCGATCCAGACCCCGGCGAGGGGTACTGGCAGCACGTGGAGCAGCGGTTGCGCCGCGACCGCAAGCGGATCGAGGGCGGCGAATTGTCAAATTCCGCAGGAGGTGATGGATGACATGTCGCGAAGTGATGATGAAAATGGACGCGGATAGTGCCGCCCACGCGAAAAACGCGGACGCGATCGTCGCGTTTGCGCGGCCCCTCCTGCCGATGCTCAAGGACCTGGGACGCGAGCATACAGCCAAGGAACTGGAGCAACTGCTGTTCATTCTGGACTCCTCCGACCAGGACGCCGCGGCATGGCTCAGGGACAATTCGGCAGCAATCGGTGACGCCCTGATCGAGGGCTTCAAACAAATGAGGCCGCCGCAATGAAGCATCATTTTTCCCTCGCGACGCGCATGCAAATGCGCGTCCTCGCTCTTTTCTGCGCCCTCACCGCGCCCTGGTACGAAGGGCAGTGGGCCGAGGCGCGCGCATGGTGGAGACTCGCAAACCGCAAGAAGTCAAGGAGGCAAATATGGCGTGTGAAACAACCAGCTCGAACCTGATTCCGGGCCACCAGACGATGGGGACGCGGACTATCACCGATATCGCGGCGGCGGGCTACTGCACGGTGTGCGGGCAGTGCTGCTGCAACTGCGAGATGTGCCGCAAGGAAACCGGCAAGCCGGTGAACATGTGCGCGCCGTGTCACCGCAAGGCCGTCGACGCGAAGAAAGGCGGCGCGTGATGTTCGAAATATTCTTTAAGGCATCCGGACGCGGGAAAGCTCAATGCCCGGCTGATCCGGAGTTTCCCGAAGGCGTTCGAATGGATGCGAGAACGGGGCCTGGCCCGGTATGCACCATTGAGTTTCCCTACCCCGCTCCCGAGTGCGGCATGTTCTTCGCGAGCTGCCGGAAATGTCCGTTCACAGTTTGGATCACGGCAGCGGGCAGGCCCGACGATCCGCGCGCGCTCACCGTTTCGTGTCTCCCGAAATCGGAGTTGAACTGATGCCCGCGCCACTCACCGACCGCGAGCTGTTGGTCGCGAATCTCGCTCGCCGCGACACCATCGACAAGATCCGCGAGCATATCCACGTGGGATTCCTCTGCGACGCGGTTTTAGAGGCGGCGCGCAGCCGCAACTACAGGCCCGGGGATGTGCAGGTCCTCCTCGCCGAACATGAGCGCACAACGCGCGGGCAGGTGCTCGATGAGCGAACGTGAACCGCGCCGCGATTTCTATTTCAGCGAGCACGAGGCCTTCGGCGACTACTTCGCGTGCCGGAGGTATTCCGGCGACGAGAACGGCCTCATCGTCGAGTACCGTCTCGAAGGGGGCGCTCTCTTGTGGGCGACGGAGGTGACCGCGCCAGGCGCGCCGCCCGTCTCGCGATCGCGGGATCTGTTTTGCGTCGCGCGCAACGTGCGGGCCACGTTTGTCGGCCGCCGGCGAGCGAAAACCGGAGGCGAGCTCGCACGAGGCCTACGTGCCAATAACGCCTGAGGATCAGCGCGCGCTGCCGTATCTGCTGGACCGCCTGTGTGAGCACGAAGAAAGCTGGATCGAGAGCGGAACGACGATCGATGGGGACCTACCTCGCAACGATGCACAAACGGCACGCGAGGTCCTGCGGTCCCGCAGAATCTGGAAGCGCGCGCAAAAGATAATGCGAGCGCTCGATGAGGAGGCCGCGCATGCCCATTCGTAAAGAGTCCGAAATCCAGGCCGCGCATGATCGCCTCACGGCCATCGTGCTCGGAGAGGTTCCCATATGGACGGCCAACACCGAAAGCGTTACAGCGGCGCTCGACGTCCTCTGCTGGGTACTGGGTCACGATCACAACCAGACCTTCGCTGAAAACCTGAGGACGATCGACGACACGCTCGCCGAACGCGGCTTCGTCTTATCGGAGGTGCCCCATGCCGATTCGTAGGGAACTCCGCCATCTCTACAAAACGCCCGAGTACAAAGCCGCGCGCGCGGCATGCCGCGAACGAGCTCAAGACAAGTGCGAGCAGTGCGGCGGCGGAAATCGCGAAATCGGCTGGAAGGTCGACGGCAAGTTCGTGCGCCTGGGGCTCGGGCGCGTGCTGCCCAAGGGCACGATGTATTTGCTGATCCAGATCCAGTGCGGCTGCGCGCATCTCGACAATAACCCGGCGAACAACGCGCCGGAGAACCTCGCCTGGCTCTGCCGTGGGTGCCATCTGCACCGCGATGCGCCGTTCCATCGGCTCACGCGGCAAGCGCGGAAAGACGCGGCCCGGCCCTTGCTGGCCGAGGCGTGGCAGTGGGGAGCGATGTTCGAACAACTCGCCGAGGGCGGGACGTGCGCGCCGCGCGAGACGAAGGAGAGCAACGATGACAATGCCGGCGTTTGATCCGTTTGACGATTACCCCGAAGACGACGACGAGGACGTGCTGCTTGTCGATGAGACGATCCGCGTGGCGATGCAGCCGCGCCTGTGCGCGCACTGCGGCTGCACCGAGGGCGACGCATGTATCGGCGCGGACGGGTTGCCGTGCCATTGGGTCACGCCGACGCTGTGCTCGGCATGTTTGGAGGTATGAGATGAAGCTCGCCCTCGTCTTCCTCGCCGGCTGCCTGTTCGGCCTGTTCATGCGCGCGATCGCCTCGCTCCTGTTGCGCCCGCGCCGCGATCGCGAGGAACTGCGCGAGTTTTTCCGCTCGATCGAGCGGGCGGAGCGGCGATGACGGACGAACAAATCTGGGCCTTCGAAAAGCCGCAAACCGTCGGCTCGATTTGTCGTACCCCAACATATCGCTGGTGCGAAAACGAGCTAATAGACCCGACGCAGCCGATGTATATTCTACGCGAGGCCACGCGCGCGGAGTGGGAAGCGCAGGGCGGACACGTGAGCTACGTCGATCCGGTGACCCTGTTCTTCTACGCCGTGTCCGTGGATTGAATGAGCTTTTTTCGTTGCGTCGCCGGCGCGCGCGGGTGCATACTCGCTTACATGAGCACCAAACCCAAAAAACCCGCCTCCTCGAAGCCCACGCCCAAGGGCGCGAAGAAGCCGACCACAGCCGTGGGTAAAGCGGCGAAGGCCAAGTCCGCGAAGAACGCGGCGTAGAGGCCCGCACCGTTTGAACTTCGACAACGATGCAATGACCGCCAGAATGGATGACGGCCAAATAGTCCAATTCACGCGGGAGCAGAACGAATGGGTGCAGACCGAGTTCAAGATCGGCGATATGAACTTGGCCGCGGCTTTTGTATTCAGACTCGCCCGCTATCAGAGGGGAATCGCGCATGCCGATGCGTCTGCCGATCCGGACGTGATCGAGGCGCGCCGCCGGCGTGACGCAGCCGATGCGGACCTGGCCGAGAAAATCGCGGCGGCCGAAGAGCGGGCGCGATGATCACACCTGTGCAACTGATCGAATATCTTTTTGCCATGGGCCTCGGCATCGCGTTCAGGCTCCAGATCGTGCTCATGATTGTGCGGGAGCACATGAAGCACTGGAATAAGCTCGAAATCGAGGGTGACTCGCTCCGGCGTCAAAAGGAAGATGAGCGCGAAGCGGAGCGGCAGAAACGCGGCCTTTCGCGCTATTAGGAAGTTTCCAGGCAGGCTCTGCGGGTGGACTTTCGTGCGCGGGGGACGGCGCCGATGAGGCCAGCACTCACGCTCGCGTAATGGAAAACGCTGTACAAATGCCAGCAAATGCGAGCATTTTCAGCCCCAAATTGCGCAACAAACGACCGTATACGGACCGCGAAAACCAGGTAACTTGTCGCTTTTGTTTGCCTAGCATTTCGCCCGTTTCCTGGGAGACGTTTGTTGCGCACCCTTGAGGGCATGCCGGATGGTCGACTCGCCAATGCCGAGCTCCGAGGCGATTTTCCGCCAACTGACCCCTTCACGGCGCAGCTTCTCGGCGCGATCGCGCGGGAATATCTTGAACGGCCGTCCGAGCGTTTTCCCCTTCGCGCGCGCCACGGCAAGCCCAGCCTTGGTCCGTTCCGAGATCCGGATCCGCTCCTGCTTCGCTATCCATGCCGCGATCGCGATCATGAGCTCGCCGGCAGGCCCGGTGGTGCGAAAGTGTGGCTCAGTCAGACTTTCAAACTGTACACCGTAGTCGAGCAGTTTCTTGATGTGGAGGAACGTCTCTGCGACGCCCTCGCGCGTGAAACGATCGAGCGACCACACTAGCACCAGGTTCACTTCGCGACGCGACGCGGCTTCGAATAACCGCTGGAAGGCGGCGCGATCGGAGTGCTTGCCGGTTTCGTGATCGACGAACTCGCGGATCTCCCACCGCTGCGACCGCGCATAGCGGCGCTGCTGCACGAGCTGGTTCTCGACGTCCTGCCCCTTGTCCTTGGTCGACACGCGCGCATAGATCGCGGCGGTGACGGTCCTATGCTCGGCCATTGAAGAAATCCTCCGGGTGTACCTCTATGATGGTCTCGTCGCTCACGCGGTTTGTTCCCTGCAGCCTGGTGCGTGGCCGAGGCGTTCATTGCGCTGCGCGAGAGCGTGTTCTGGGGGAATCAGTCCATCGTCGACATGGGCCAGTCGCAGGGCGCGTCGCGCTAACGCTTCGTCCGGGCCATCCGGAGCAGCTCGCGAAACGCATAGATGCCGGCGGGAATGAGCCAGGCGGCGCCCGCCATGAGCAGGGCCGCGCCGATCATGTGCGACGTCACTCGGACACCTCGGGCGCGAACACGCCGCCGTAATCGTTCAAACACCGGGCCTTGTAGGAGCAATTTTTCCCGCATAAAAAACTCGCGCGGTTCGGGACGACCAGGCCGGTGTGCATCTGATCGCGCGCGATCGAGTACAGATGCCCGGTCAGCTTGCGGTCCGGAGGCGCGATCGTAGCGCTCTCGGTGTGCAGGGCGACTGTCCGCGTCTTGGTCAGCGTGGCGATTTGCACCTCGCCCGAGGCCTGCGGGTGAAGCATCGCGTAGGTGGCCACCTGCAGGCGCTGCGCGGCAGTGATGCCCGCCGGCTTCTTCTTCGCGGTCTTGATGTCGATGATGCGGCCGCGAACGTCGCGCACGTCGATGTAGCCATGAACCGGCACGCCGGCGATCACGCCTTCGACGTGCTCCTCGACCGCGGCCGGCTCGATCGCGGGCGCGGCCTGCTCCATGTACACGCGCACCATCGCGAAGCCGGCGTCGCGCAGATCGTCCCACTCGGGGATCGGCGGCCGGTCGACCTCGATCTGGTCCAGCAGGTTTTTATGGAACATCGTGCGCACGACGATCCAGTCGAGGTCCTGCTTCGTCTCGATCTTCTGGCGGAAATTCTCGATGAGCGCATGGTGGACGGCCGTTCCTAAGATGAGCGCGCCGGTGCGCTTCTCCGGGAGCTTCAAAACTTTGCGGTAATACCACTTCGCCGAGCAATCGAAAAAACAGTTCACGCTCGACGGGCTGAGGATCGCGGGGACCTCCGAGTCGGCGGGCGGCGGCGGCTTGGGCATCAGGAAGAGATTCGCCACATTCTGCCTATCGGCATGATCGAGCGCGGCCATGCGCTCCTTGGCGATCTCGATCGATTGGCTGAGCTGGTCTTCGAGGGTGGGGATCATCGCGTCGCCCCCATAAAGATTCCCCAGGCGAGCCCCAGCGCGATGACCACCAGAAAAAGGACCGCCCAACACAACATTTGGAGGGTGGGCGTCATCGCCCACTCCTCGACATCGACAGATGCGTCGCGATGCAGCGGATATCGTCGAACGCGGGCGAGATCACGAAGCCCTGCCCCTTGGCGATCTCCACCAGGACGGGGGCGATCCGGACCGCCTCGCGGAAACACTCGACATACAGATCGGCATGCGACTGCCCTGCCCCGTTTACCGGCATTTGGGGCAACGGCGGCGGTTGCGGCGCTTGCGGCGCGGGAGTAGGATGAGGAGCAACCGTGTGTACTGCTTGAGTGACGACGGGGGCGGGCGTCCGTTGAACAGCGCCCGCCTTCCTCACCTCCATCGAAACCACTCTGCGATTCCCGGCGAAACTCTCGGCCTTTGAAATCTGGAAGTACTCGCCGGGCGCGATGCCCGCGCTCCGGATGCGGTCCTGCACGTAAGGCTCGACGAACATGCGCAGCCAGGGGGACTCCGCGCTCGGGACCAGCGAATAGAGGAGCTGGTCGCCGGTGAAGCGCGACGTGCACGGCTTGCCGGTGAGCTGTTGGAGCGCGATGGTGTAGGTTTCGCCGGCCTGGAATTTGAGGGTTTCGTTTGCCGCGGAGGGGTTCATGCGCGCCTCCCGACTCGAACGAACAGGCCGTTGCCGATTGAGGCGACGCCTGGGGCCCGGCGGGGGGCCGGCTGCGGCGCGACGTACGTGCGCATGTCGCGGTAACGCGCGAGAGCGGCCTCGCAGGCGGCGCATCGCTTATCCGATTCGCACATGCAAAGATCGTCTTCGTGTTCGTCGTAATTCTGGCGGTATCCGGTTTCGCTGCAAGTCATCTGGTTTCTCCTGTGGGCCGGTGTGTGTTGACCTGGAACCATATTGACACGGTAGCTGCTACCGTGTCAATACAAAAGACGACTGAAGCGCGAACTATTTTAAACGGAAGCGATTCGGTGTTAACATGGCGGGCATGGTGAAGGTTGATGTTACTGAGGCCGGAAGGCGTGGGGGCAAGGCGACTGCCGCTCGGCGAAGGGCGGGAGAGATCCCCCTATCGGGCGCCGCGGTGCCGAAGCCGACGCCATGCGAGCGGTGTGGAAAGGTTCAGCCGAGCGCGCGCGCAGCATGGGTGCATTGCAGGAAGCCGAGGGCGAAGAAAAAGACGGTGGGTAAAAGGAAGGCGGGGAAATGAAACAAATTGCGATTTTGATGTTGGCCGGAATTGCCCTGGCTGCTCAGATCCCCGAGAATCAGCTCACTTTCACCCTAAAGAATGGTCGATGGTGGGCAGGACTGAGTTCAACCGGGAAGACCTATTACTTGATCGGTATGGCCGACGGTTTGGGCAGCGCCGATCTTTATGCCAACGCTGTCGCAGCGATCGGTCCTCACCCTCCCGCGAAGCCGTATGACACATTGAGCCTGCTCTTTGCTGCCAGTACATTTGCCGAGATCGAGATCGGGGTCGACAGATTCTACGGAGAGCCGGCGAATGCCGCCGTGCCAATAGTGGCCGCGCTCAGGCTGTTCCGCGAGAAGGTTGAAGGATCTACGCCCGAAGAGCAATCCGCGCACGCAGCCGAGGCGCGGCGTCTTGCCTTGCCCAAGGCCGCGCCAGCGAAGTGAGCGCGAAGAAGGCGGGAAAATGAGGCTAGGCGGCTTAGAATGGAGAGCGTGAATTGGGTAGCAAACCGGGCCGGGTGTTCGATCCAGCGCGTCTTTCAGATCCTCGGCGAAATGGTCGACACCGACGTAAAAGAGGCTGAGGCGCTGAACCGGAGGGGCGTGAAATTCAGCCTCAGCAAAGAGGTCGATACCAAGCTCATCGTTACCAGGGATCGCGACCTCGGGGGAGTGAGCGAGACTGACGGGGTCACCTTCGAAGTGCGAGCCGGCAAAATCAGGGTAACCGCGGGCAGCAAGAATATGAACGAGCGCAAACCCCTGTTCTCTTTCGCGCCGGCTTTCAGCCAGGACGGCGAGTGCCTCGTCCAGGTTGAAGGAGAGTCCGAGCCAGTCAAGCTGTGGCAGGTGTGCCGGAAGGCGCTAGAAGACCTGTTTTTTGGGTTCTGAGGATGACCCGCGACGAGCACAAGGCGCGCCACGTGATGCTCCACCAGCATTTTGATGAGCTGCTCGCCGACTATCTGTATCACAATCGCGAGGCGCGCCCGTCGACGATGAGCATGATGGATTTTCTGAAGTGGTCATACCAGCAGACGATCGAGCCCGCCGAGCTTAAACCCTTGGAGGTTGCATCTCCAATAACGACGCGCCACTAGGGCTTCTTCGCGGCTCGCGCCGCATCGATCGAGGCCTGGAGCTGATCCGCGAGACTCGGCGCGGCCTGCGCAGTGTTCGCGCCCTCGATCTTCAAGAGCGCCCCGCGCATGGCCTGCACCTCCGTCGGATCCGTCACGCCGAACCTCTCGGGCATGGCCGACGTGACGCCTTGCGCGCTGAGATTCGCCGCCGTTTTCGCGGTGGCGGCCGCCGCGTTCTTCGAGTCGAGCAACGCGTTCACGGCGTCGACGCGTTTCAGGTGCGCGTCATTCGTGATGTCGGGCAGCTTATATTTTTTGGGGATGCCCGCGTCCTTGTTGGCCTGGTTGACCGACTTAATGAGATCGGCGTAGGGTTGCCCCGCTTCGATCTTCGTCATGCCGTTGTCGCTCGCATACTGCGCGACGACGTCGTCTTTCGCCGCGGTGTCCGCGGAGCGTTTTTTGAGCCATTCCGCCTCTTGCGGCGAGAGCTTGGCGTTCGCGCCTTCGGGCGCGCCTGGCGCGGCTGCGGGCTGAACTGGAGTGATGGGGGCGGGTGTTTCCACGGGGACTGCCGGCGGCGCTGCTACTGGCGCGGGCTGCGGGACCGGGAGGGTGCCTGTGGCGTATTGGGACGCGTTCCCGGCCGGGGGCGCTGCAGGGGCGAGGGCCTGCGGGGCCGGCTGGCCCGTCGCAGGATCAAATGTCGATGCATTGGTGACGCCGGCGGCGAGCGGGTTCGGGCCGGTGGGAGCGATGGGCGCAGGCTCGGGGATCGGAGGGAAGAGCGATTCTTTGCCGGCCGCGTATGCTGCTTTCAAGCCTCCCCCCATTTGTTTGAGGCCTGCCTTCAGGACCGGAGCGCCCACCAATGCGCTCCCGACTTCGCCGGCCGGGTCGAGATGAATAACGCTGTATCCAGCTCCGGTTTTCAGGGCGCCGGCAGCAATGTCCTTTCCGCCCGCCTTCACTGCGGCCGTCAGGGCATCCGGGGCCACCTTCGCGAGTGCGGCCGGGATCGCGCCAGGCTGGGCCGCGGCGCTGACAACCTTGGGTCCGACCTTCGCCGCGAGCAGATTCGTCGCGAGCGCCGCGGTGTCCGCGATCGCGCCCTTCGCGTCTCCGGAGCCGGCCTTATTGCCGGCCTCATCGAGCGCCGAGCCCATGCCTGGTATGCCGTTCAGTAAATAGCTGAGTGAGTGGCGCACGCCCTCGGCGTAATTCCCTGCCTTGAAGGCGTCCTCGGCCTTTTGCGCGAGCTGCTGGTTCGCAGCGCCATAAGATTTCGCTGCATCGAGCGGGTGCTGCGCGATGTCCGCGACGCCCTGCGCCTGCGAGATGGGATTCACTTTATCCCAATACTGCTTCACAGTGTCGCGGACGTCGTCGAGCCAGGAGGGAGCTGGTGCGCTGTTGGCATATTTCGTCCACGGGCCAGCAGAATCAGCCGCCGGCGCCGGCGCCGCGGTTTGATATTTGGTCCATGGTCCCGAGGCCGGTTCAGCCATTTATTGTTTCTTCCAGTTCTTCGGATCTTTGGCGTCGCCGCCGAGGAAGACGTGTCCGTCCTCAATCGCTCCGACTTTGGGCGCGGCCAGGGCCGGCCGCGCTCCGCCATCCCCAGTGTATTTATCGAGCATGCCCTGCGACTCCGGACTGAGTTTCCGTTCGAGCGGCTTCTCCATGTCCGATTCATAGGCCTGCGCCATTTTATGAAAGCGCGCGCCGAGTAGCCCGGCTGTCGCGGCCACCGCTGCCTCACGCTGGGCGGGGCTAGCACTTGAGCTGAAAGGCTTCTTGAATTCTTCGCGCTCGCTCTGGCCGCCAGCGTCCCCGATCACGGCCTTCGAGATCTCCGGCGAGACCATATTGACGATCGCGTCGTAGGTGTTCTTCGGAGTCGAACCGACCTGGACACCGAACTCGTTAGCGATCGCGTTGATGAATCTGGGATCCTGCTGACTGAGCGCGTCGCCGGCCCTGCGAACTGCATCGAGATGCGCGAGCGCCGTGTCGGTGCTGGTCATCTTCTTTCCCGAATCGCCGGCGGCCGAGAAATCCTGCGCGATTTTGTTCCGCTCGGCGTATTTCATGCCGTCATATTGCGGATTGATCGCCAGAATCTTCGCCATCTGCGCCTGGCCGATGGGAGTGATCCGGAGCGGGGACGGGCCCGGTATCTGATAGTTCGCCTGCGCGACCGCCGTGGGATCCATCATAGCGGCCGCCTTGCGATCCTCGGCCGAGAGCGGGCGGCCGTTGGCATCGAGGCCCTGCCCGAACGTCGCGTCGAACTTCTTCTGGTCGATTCGCAGCTTGCCGGCTTCGATGCCGCGCTGCGCGTTATCGTTCGCAGTCTTCTGGGCCAGCGCCGCGGCGCGGTCTTTGGCTTCCTGCGCGGCAGCCGGCGTCAGGCCCGCCGCGTTTGGAAGAGTGGTGACGGCCTCGTTTTCAGCTTTCTTCTGCAAGCTTGGCGCGAGCGCGGCTTTGCGCGCTTCCTCCGCCCGGTCGGTTTGCAGCTTCAGCGCCGCCGCATCTTTCTCCTGTCCCGCTTTGAGCGTGGCGAGCTGCTCCTGATTCGTCATGTGCTGATCGTGAAACTGATGCAGAGCCGCGTCCCCGCCGAACGAGGCGTAGTCTTGCGGCAGGGTAGCCGGATCCACATTCATGTCCGCCGCGAGCTTCCGCATCGCGGCTGGATAGGCGTCCGCGCGCTGTGAGGGAGGAAGGTCGAGCAGCGCTCCTGTCGTCCCCACCACCATCGCATTACTTTTTTCCTGCGCCGAGGTTTGCGCGCTCGCTGCATCGGCCTGGTTCTTTCCAATGATCGATTGCGTCTCGCGATTCTTGAGTAGCATCTGCTGCATGCCCATGAGCCCTTTGCCCGACGCCCCGCGCTGCGCCGCGAGCATGAAGGCCTTCTGCGGATCGCCCGCCGCATCGCGCATCGCTCCCGAGAAAATCGATTGGTCCTGCAAATCGATATTCTTCTGCTGCAAATCGATCGCGCCGGCCTGGAGCTGCTGCTGGCCGAGCGCCTGATTAGTTTTAAACGCGATCACATCGCGCGGATCCGCCGCCGCCACCGTGGGCTTGAACCCGTTCACGAGGAAAGAAGTGTCTTGTGGGTGCATGGGTTTTCCTTAGCCGGGGTACGGCATCACTTGCGGCGCGGTCGAGGTGTAGGGGTTCATGCCGCCGAAGGGATCGCTGCCGGAGCTGAGGTTCGGCGCGTTCCAGTTACCCCAGCCGCCTCCAGCGCCCTGCACTCCCGGCATGCTCGGCAGATATCCTCCGCCGCCCCCGCCGAACATGCCTCCCATCCCGCCATACATGGCCGCGTTGCCGACGCCGTTGAGCGCGCCGGTCCAGGCGTTGGCCGCGCCCATTTTGCCCTGCGCGATCGCCGTCGCGCCGCTCACGTTGTAGTTGTTGGCCGTGTTGCCGGCCGCGATGGTGTTCGCGCTGGTCAGGTTCGCCGCGTTGATGTTGGCCGTGCCGGCGTACTGGCTGGCGTTGATGTTGGCGTTGCCGGCGTACTGCGCGGCATTCGTATTGAGGTTGCCTGCATACTGAGCCGCGTTCGTGTTGGCGGTGCCGGCGTATTCCTGGCCGGCGAGATTCACATTGCCGCCGTAGGTCGACGAGTTGATGAGGTTCGCGCCTTCGGTGCCGGCGGCCGCCATGCCGCGATTCGCGACGCCCGAAACGTTGGCATAGTTGTTCTGCGTCGCCGTCTCGTAGCGATTGAAAGCGTTCTGATATTCCTGCGAGGCCGAGCCCTGCGCGTAATCGGTCTGCGCCTTGATGTTGCCGCCCGAGGTCACGCCGCCGCGCGCCGCGGCCGAGCGATCGAGCGCGGTAGATCCCTGCTGCAAGCGGAACGCATAGCCCGGATCCATTTGCAGTTGGGCGAGCGTCGGAGTCGAGTCGAACTGCCCGCCGGGCGCGATGCCGGCCGCGAGCGTGGTATTCGCCGCGGCGCCCGACTGCGCGTAAGGATCGAGGAGCTGATTCGCGGTAGTGGTCGCGCCGGCGACTCCGGAGGCTGCCGCGCCGGCGGCCGTCGTGACGCCCTTGCCCGCGGCGGTGGCCGCATCGATCGCGGCCTGGCCGGAAGTCGTGGCCGCCGTGATGGCGCCCGTTCCGGCGCCGGCGGCCGTGGTTTCGGCATTCGTGCCGGCGGTACCGGCCGCGGCGGTGATATTCGGATTGACGGCCGCGGTGGTGGCGAGCGTGTTCGAGGCCGCGGTCTTGTCGGCGTTATTGATCGTGTTGGCGCCGCTGTTGGCCGCGTTCGCGCCGACGAAGCCGCCGATCACGGAGGTGATCGCGGAGATCGGGTTGAAGAGGGCGCCGCGCGCCGGGCGCCAGGCGCCAGACTCGTCGCGAGCTGGTCCGCCGATGGGCAGGTCGAGCGGATTGTCGGTGAATCGGATCATGGTTTCCTGATTTCGAGCATTACGATGTTTTCGCCCGGCGCCTGCTCCGTAAACCCTACGCGCTTAGCAAGTTGCAGAGCGAGCCGGTTATGGACTGGCACCGGACCTTTGTACAGACGAGCGGAAGAGTTTTCCCACAGCCAGGCGATAAAACCCCTCGCGATGGGCTCAGAGCGGCCCCAGAAGGCCGGGACGAAGCAGAAGTGTATCTCCGTGCCCCCCACGATCAGGAACACGGCAGCGGGGGTTTCTTGATCAAACGCCAAAACGTACTCGATGCCCTCGCGCGGTCCGACTTCGAAACTGGCGCCCGGCGCCCGGCGCGCGGCGCCCTGCATCCTCCGCCAGCACCGAGGCTCGGTCAGAATTTCGCGAATGAGCGCGTAATCGGTCGAGCGCTCGAAGGTCACTGCCGCGTTCTCACTGTCTAAACCAGGGCCGCCGCACCAGGTTCTGCGGCTCGCCCGTCGCCGAGATCGTGGGCTGCGTCGGCGTGAACGTATGCGTGTGGCCCGGATCCGTGGGCGCGCCGATCGTGTGCGTGTGGGCGGCCGCCAGGTGAGTGTGCGGATCCGCTGCCACCGTGGCGCCGGTTCCGGAGGCTACGATCTTGGTCGCGCTATCGTTGCCGGTATTGAGAGAGCCCGCCGAGCCGGTCGCGGCCGGGTTGCTGATGCCGGTCACCGCGACCGCAATGACGCCGGCGGCGCCGGTGGCGACCGGAGCGATCGCCGCGACGACTCCGGCATCCGGACTACCCATTTTGAGATAAGCCGCTTTGGCCGTGGTCGAGACCAGATCCGGAAGCGTGACAAGGCCGGTGGTTCCGTCGGCCTTGAGATAAACGACGCCCACGGTGCCGTCGTAGAGGTGCCAGCCGGCGCCGGTCGGATCCACCTCGAACACGACCATGCGCCCCGAGCCTTCTTCGCCAGGCGCCCAGCCCCACCCGCAGGCGAAGCCCGCCTTGATGTATGCGCCGGGATTCGACGCGAGCGCATAGCTGATGACGCTCCCCGCGACAACCGTGATGGCGGCCGTCGTGTTGAACCCAATCGCCTCGGCGCCGGCGATGGTGATGCTCTGGCCTACGAAGTATGAATGCCCCGGAACGGTGATGCTCGCGACGCCGCCCGCCCAGCTTGCGGCCGTGATCTCGAGGACGTTCCAGCGCAGCTTGTGCCCATAGTCGGTCGCGTCGAACAGAAAGCCCGAGTCATTGATCGAGAGATCGGCCGGCAGCGAAGCGATCGGCGCCGCCATCTCGCCATAGGCATAAACCCAGGTCGGCGCCGGCGAGCCGCCCGGCGAGGTGACCACGCGAATCTGATAGACCGCGCGATCCGTTTCGGCAAAAAGCGCTCCCAGCGGAAACGGAAATTGGGTGGGATCCGTCGCCAGGCGCGCCGCGTGCGTGCCCGACGTCGACGTATGCAGAGACAGCCCGAGTCCCCTGGTCAGCTCTTCATAAAAGCCCCACCACGGCTTATTGAAAAGCGGCTGGCTGGGCCCGTCGAACGGCGCCGTCGACTGCGTCGGAACCCGCGGAGCGTTCATACCGTCCCCAGGGTGATGTCCCAGTCGGCGTCAATCAGCGCCACGCGATACTGGCCGGCTCCGGAGAGCCGCGGAAGCCGGCCGCGCGATTTGCCGTTACGATTCCAGAAGACGCGCGTCGAGGACGCATCGATCGGCGCCGCGACCGTCGCCACCCGCGGATTTTGAAACGTGACGCCGCGGTCGTCCGAATAATCGAGCGTGATCGCCGGAAGCCCGGCCGGCGCGGATCCGGTTTCCATTTCGAGATCGAGCCGCCCGAAATACTGCCACTTGCCGTCGTTGTAGATGTAGGGCAGCACGCGCTGCCAGGCCATGTCGGTGCCGACGTCGTCGTAAAACAGCGTGCTCGACTGGAAGACGCCGGCCGCGCCGGTCCATGCGGTGACGTGCATGCCGCCGGCGCCCCACTCGGGGATGAAGGTGTGCAAATTGGTCTGATAGGGCGCGAAGGCCGAGCCGGTCCATTTGTAGCGCTGATGCCAGGCGCCGGTCTCCGGATCGAAACACCAGGTTTGCCCGCCGAAATTAATGCACCAGAACGAGTGGCCTTCCTCCATGTAGGTATAGGAGACCGCGTTCGCGCCCATCGCGTTGGCCTGCCAGCTCGCCTCCTGGGCGTGGGTCGAGATCCGGACCGGGCTGTAGCCGTTCATGACATAGGCGCAGATCTGGCCGCGATCGTCGCCGCCCAGGAAATAGATGTGGCCGTCGATCGCGCCCTGCGCGAAGGTCGAGATATTCCCATAGCGCCCGCCGGCGCCGATCAGCTCGACGAAGGGATTTCCGCCGGGCACCGCGTTCGGATCCGCCTGCCAGACTTCGAAGGTTTCCGTGCCCCACAGATAGAGCTGCACGCCATCGCTCTGGATGGACCGCAAATAGTCGGGATAGCCTTCCTTCGAGAAAAAATCGAGCCCGTTCCAGGTCGTGCCGTCGAGCACCGCCGAGAAATTCACTTGCCGGCCGGTGTCATAGGTCCCGCCGATTCCCGAGAGCGCCGGCCGCTGCACGAAGAAGGTCCCATCGAGCACCGCGCCCGCAACGGCGGTGAGCGTGGTGCCGAGCGCGCTATAGGCATAGGATGGCGGCGAGGTCACCGCGACCACGGTGGTGACAAACAACAGCGTGGGAGTGGGCGGGCTCACATTGCCGGCGAAGCCGCCCGGATCGGTGCCTGAGATGGTGTAATTCGAGCCGTTGATGACGATGTTCCGCCCGACCCAGGATCCGTCGGCGTTGAACATATCGCCCGAGACCCAGGACACGCCGTAGCCGAACACGTTGACCGCGCCGGCATAATTGTCGACGGTGCAGACGACCGGCCCCGCGCCATTGTCGCAGTAGGCCAGGCCTCCGGCGATGATCAGCAGTTGCGTGCCGTTCGCGAACATCTGGACCGGCAGGCCGTTGTCGGTCCACGAGGGAAACGCGTTCGAGCTGATGATCGCGCCCGCCGAGCTGATCTCGAGAATGAAGCCGGTCGAGATGACGATGAAGCAGCGGCCGCCTCCACTCCACAGGCCGCGCAACTGCGACGAGTAGGTGCCGATGGTGTGCTTGCCGGGGCAGCCATAGAGCACCGCTTTGTTCTTGCCGCGCGCGGCGGCCGTCGCCGTCGCGATCGTCGAAGCTTCGTTCGGATCGTCGATCGGCGAGGGGTAAACGTTGATGCAGGTTTGCCCCGACACGGCCGGCGAGCGCGACGTGAAATCCTGGCCGACCAGCGGAATTTTCATTTCCAGGCCGGGAGATAGACTACGCTCCCGTCCGGTGCTAGCATTTTGAGCCACGTATAGGGCGCCGTGAGAGTCGACGCCGGGGAGTTGGTCCCCAGGAGCGCCGAGCCCGCCCCGGTCGAGCCATACATCGCCAGGGTGCGCGGATGCTGGGTGCATTCCGTGGTGCCTCCCACGCAGGAGTCCGGACCGATTTCCCAGGTGCTCAGGTCGACGCCGGTAACCGTGCGCGTCGCGCCGCTCACGAAAGTGTTGTTCCAGCTCTTCACACTCACGGTTCCCGAGGCGTAGATGATTCCCGACGTGTTGATCCAGTTGTTGTACTCGGTCAATCCGCTGACGCCGCCCTGGTAGAGAACCGCGTCGGTGAGATTCCCTTCGAGGTAGGAGTTCGCGAGCGTAAAGGCGAGGACGTTCTGGACGAAGAGGCCATAGGCCGTCGCGACTGAAGTAAACGGAAGCGTCCCCGCTCCCTCCACATCCACGCCGTCGAGGACGACCGATTCCGCCCCCGAGGTGGAACTCGTCCCAATGATCGAAATATTTCCGAAGCCGCTCGACCGGGAATTTTGGCCGAAATAAGAGTGCTCGATCCGGTTGAGATTCAGCGTTCCCACCATGTCGACGCCCCAGTGGCCGTTGTAGATGAACTGGCACCCGCCCGTGATCAGGGTTTCGAAAGCGTTCGTCATGACCACGCCGTCGAGCGCGAAGCTGTTGACCTGCACGCCGTCGAGCGTCACGCGCACCACGTTATTCAGCTTGATGCCGCTTCCCCCCGTGCTCGTGCCCGTGCCCTGCATCTGGAAATGACTCAATAATTTCGGCTCCGTGCTGTTGATCGCCGTATCGCTGATGGTGATCGCGTTGCAGATGTTGGTGACGCCTCCGAAGCTCAAAAACGTGGTGGTGCCCGTGCTCCCGGAATTGGCTCCGGTCAGACTCAGCGGCAGATCGGGATTGAAGGACATGCAGTCCCGCATCGTATAAACGCCGGCGGGCATATAGATTTGCTTTCCGGGGTTGGCCGCCACGGCCTCATAAATGCCCTGAGAAGCGCTTTGGATGGTCCACGCGCCGGTGTGGTTATTCGCCGGCGTGAACTTCACGGTGCAGGTGGTTCCCGAGGTGCCTCCGCCGGTCGAGGTGACGCCCTCAGCCGTTCCCGTGCCGCCCGAAATATAGAAGTGAATCAGAGTGTCGGTTCCGCTGACCCCCGCCGGGCAGGGCGTCAGGATGGCGGTTGCCGGGAAGCCGCCGGTGAGCGTTCCGCCCGGCGTTTGCGCCGCATAGGCATAGGTGGTCGAGACCACATAGCCCTGCGGAGGCACCACCACCGGGATCGCCTGCGAGATGAGCCGCCAGACCCCCGGCGGGTTCGTGCCGACCGGCGGGACGACTTGCGCCCCGGCCGTGACCAGCGCCAATAGAAAAGCCAGATATTTCATGTTCAGAACCCTCCGCTCCGCCACCACTGCGAGTCGCCGCCGCGCGGCCGGCTAAGTCCGGATGCGTCGTTTACCATTCGCGGTACCGGCGAGTTGCGGCTCTCGATCAGGGCCAGCGAGTCGCGCGCGATCCCCGGCGCGTTCTCGGCGACCTGCGCGTCGTGCGGATAGTAGGCCGCGAGCTCCAGCGCCAGGTTGAAGGTGATGGCCCGCAGATATCCGTCCGGAAGCACCACGACGTCGGTGAGCGCGGCGAACTGCTGGAGGGCGAGCAATGTGAACAGCTCCAGGTCGGACGCGATCGAAACGACCGGATAGAGATACAGTTGCGAGTCCGGCATCGCGTGATCGTTATAGAGCCGCCGCGGCCAGGCGCCGGGCAGCTCGGGGATCGAGAGGCCGGCCCAGTCGGTCACCTCGTACAGTCCGAGCGGGCGGTGCAGCTCCGGCGTGAAGCCGGTGAGCACGACGTTCGCGCGCACGATTTTCGAGGGCCGCGGCGCCACGAAATTGCCGGTCGGTCCGATGAAATAAGTGGTCTGGAACGGTGTCAGCGCATACCTATCGATCGAGGTCTCGAAAATCTTCAGCGGGTCGGTGTTCCAGGATCCGAGCATCTCGTTCAGGACGGTGATCGCCTCGGTTGACTGATCGGGCGCGGCGACCCGGCCGGGGCGGCCGGTGATACCGGCAATGCGCAGGGCTGCGCCCACGAGCGTCGCGCAGGTTGCGGTAGGATCGGCCATTACTGGCCCCCTTGCTGCTGCGGCGGCGGCGCCTGCTGCTGCCCGAGAATCTCCGCGTTGAGGGCGTTGAGCGCCCCTTTGCTGGTCTGCGCTTTGCCCTCCAGAGTGGGATCGATGCCGCCGGCTCTCGCATATTGCGGGGCCAGGGCCATCGCCAGGTTGAAATGCAGCGCATCGGTCCAGCCGTCGGGCAAGTTCACCGTGTCCCCCACCGTCACGAATTGCGCGATCGCGGCGAAATAATCGAGCCACAATGTGCCCGGCGCGGCTGCCGGCATGGGGTGAACGCGGAGATTGATGAGCGGGAAAGAACCGTCCGCGGCGAGCACTTCGGCCAGGACCGAAGCCGAGGCGATCGGGTCGGATACCTGCTGCGCGAACTGGTCAAAGCTCATGACCTTCATGCCCATCCGGAAATTGCCGGAGACGGACTGCGCGCCGGTGACGCGGATCGGGCGCAAAGCGGTGACGAGGGCGCCGCCGACGCCGAGGGTGTAAAGATTGGTGCCGGCGGTGAGTGCGAAGGAGCCGTGAAACAGCGACGGCGCGCTTAGACCTTCGGTCGACCAGCTCGATAGCATCATGTTCAGACGCGCGAACGCATCGGCCTGCTCGGCCGCGGTGAGCGTCTCGCCTGGCGCGACGGCGCCCAGGTCGAGAAACGAAAAAAAGATGAGGTCGGAAACGAGCATGGATCGGTCCTTTGCGCGCGCGTTCGAAGCGGGCGGTTATTCAGCGGATGGCTAAGACTTGCGGATCGCTCTGGGCGAGCACGGCGCCGCCGGCGCTTTTGTACTGGATCACGAGGGTGTGGTCGCCCTGGCGCGCATCGGCCGGCAGCACGCAGGGAGACGAGCTGCAGTTCGTCGTCGTCGGAATGCCGGTCGGCGCCGTGACGATCATGCTGACGCTGGTCGCGTTGGGGACGCCGGGGAGATAAAAACCGACTCCGTCACTGCGATTTATGGCGGCGAGCTGGCCGCCGAGGCGGCCGGCCGGGTATTGGGACGACTGGCCGATGCCGAAACAGAAGCCGGGCCATTTGCCGCCGGCGAAGTTGGTTTGCAGATTGCAGTTGAGGCTCCCGATCGCATCCCCGGTGAAGCCGGCGGCGGTGTAGGGGGTAAGGTCCCAGATGTTCTTATAGACGCCATCCCAAAAGGTCTGATTTGCGCCCGTCTGATTCGAGTTGTAGTTCGACCAGAACGTCGTCGAGATCTCGCCGAGCTGCGAGCGCGAGTACTGAATGTTGTAGTTGGGGGATCCGGACGAAACGGGCCAGGAGGCCTGGGGATTGCGATAGGAGAAGTTCAGCGGCTGGCTGGAATCCGCATAGGGCGGTTCCGAGCCGGGGTAGATTCTGCCGTAATAGGTGCCCCCAGTCAGCGGATCGATTCCATACGTCTTGACCCAATTTGTGGCGTTGTTCTGGAGCGTGGTGAAGCTCGCCCCCAGGGCTCCGCCGATGAGCGAAGCGGTATAGAGCCCCCGGTTGAGGACACCGCCAACGTAGAAAACTTCCGTTCCGTTTCCCGCCACGCCGACGCCGCCCTTGGCGCCGCGCCAGCCATAGAGCACCGATGTCGACGGGCCGTCCCAGGCTCGATCGAGGGTGATCTGGGATGAGCCGCTCGCCGTGCATACCCACTGCTTGCTGAGTTGAGGGTCAGCGCCGCTGACGGCGAATACTAGTGTCGAATCGAAGCCCGAGCCATTGTTTGTCGCGTCGGTGTCGATCCACCACACCACGCCTGAGGCTGTTGATCCGGGGTATTGGCCCGAAAGATGTATCTGGACCGAGGAGTCGTAGATATAACGGAACGTGAGCGTCCCCATGCCCGGGTCCTCGAACAGAATTTTGCCGCCGCCGGTGACGAACCCCGAGCCCGTGACCACGTCCGAGTTCTGCGTGACGGTGGCCGTGCCGGTGCCCGCGGGCGCCGCCCCGCAAATGTCGGAGGGGATGCCGGTCCCGGTGATGACCGCCGAGCCATTGGTTGCGGTGAGCGCGGGTGTCTGATTCGTATTCCAGAGAAAGTTGTTCGCCCAGGAGTGCTGCACGAGCGCCGAGCCCGAGGTGACCTGGCAGGGAGCGTAATTGTTGTACCAGGTCTGCAGAGTCGTGGGGTATCCCAGGCTGACGGAGCTGGGATCCCAGACCGCCGCGGCGGCGAGCCAGTGCAGAGGATAAGCAATGCCTTCGCGGAGGTCGGTGTTACAGTTCGGGCCGATGTAGGTCGTGGCCGTCGAGTTGGCGAAGTTTCTCAGGCCTGAAAGGTTGGAGGTCTTGCCATCGAGCAAATACGCCACCCACATTCCGAGCACGCTGGCGCGGCGGGACTGCGTGCCGATGTCGTTCTGCGCGAGCTCGGGATACCACATATAGCCGTGGTTCGAGGTGCCTTCCTGGCCCTCCACCATGCGGAAAGCAGCCAGCGACGAGGCGAGCCCCGAGCGCAAATAGTGGTCGTACCAGGCGAGGCCCTCATCGTAAAAGTTCGTCCCCCCGTTGTCGCCGACATAGCCGAAGCCCGCCATGTAGGACCAGTGAACGCCGCACTGCATCTGCGTGTTCGGGTAAGGGGGGCTCGTCAGGCACGTGGAATATGTCGGGTGAACGGAGTTGGGGTCGTGCGTGTTGTAGAGATAGCAGGCCGTGTTCGAGAGGCAGCCGTCGGTCTGGAAATAGGTTTGCCCGTCCAGCGGAAAAGCGTATGCGAGGCAACCCGGATAAGCCCCGGAGCCGCATCGTCCGTAATGAAGCACGATGCTGGTCCAATCGGGCCGAAACGGAGTGCAGGTGAGCCCCGAGAATGGAGCGGTGGCGTCGGCCGGGAAGACTCGGTTGAGCGTCAGGTGCGTGGCGTCCGCAACCGAAGAAACATAGGCGTAGAAACTGAAAGCCACGGACGTCGCGCTGGTGCCCTGAATCTGGATTCCGTAGCCGGGAAGGTATTGCGAATTGGAAGGGGATGAAGACCAGTTCGTGGTCGTCCCAACAACCGCCGCGCTGCCCGCCGTGACCGCGCAGGTGCCCGTGAATCCTGGCAGCGCGGGTCCGGACCAGCCCGCGCCCAGAGGGTTGATATTGGTAAGGAAGTTGGTTCCGGAGCCGGTGACTTTGAATTGCTGAACGTTGGCGCCGGCGGGCCATGCGGCCGCGCACGAATGGTTCTGTGTGCCGCAACGGAACCCTCTGCCGTCATAGGCGACGGTGAGAACGTTCCCCGCCGAACCGGAGATAACGACGGCCTCTTGTCCTGTGTTGTAGCCGTTTCCATTGAAATAGCCGAGGGTGATGATGGTCGGAAACGAGAGCAGATCCAGTTGCGTGGCATCGGTGACGGTGATGGTCTGATCCGTCGCGCCCACCGCGTGGCCGGTGGCAACGGTCGTTCCGTTCGGAGGCTGGAAGGGATAGCTTACGGTTCCCGGTTGCGCGACGTCCCAGGACGGAGGAATGCCCGGATCGCCGGCCTGATAGACAGCCGAGCGAAGCGTCACCGCCTGGCTCTGGAGATAATCCTGCGCGCCCCAGGGGTTCTTTCCCCACATAATGTGAGGGCCGAAAATCTGATCGGCTATTGGGCTGGCATGGATGGCGACGAAGTTAGAATCCGTCGCCACGGCTCCGATGTGAACACTCGACACGGAGCTCGCGCCGTTCGCATCGACGAAGGTCTGCTGGATGGCGTGATCCCCGAAGACAAACGGACTCAGAGTTACGCCCGGAGATCCCGTGGTCGACATATATGAGCTGAACGTCGGGACGAAGGGCGACCCGTTTATCAGCGGTGAGGCCGTGATCTGCCAGTAGCAGGTCCCGGCGTTCGAAGAATCGGCCTGTGAAAGCGAAGCCGCGCACGTCAGGGGGTTAGGATGGCCCGCGCGCATGGAGACGGTGTTCGACCAGAAGGGCGCGGGCGAGCTCTGGGTGATGCTGTAAGGCACCTGGTAGAGAGAACTCGCATAGGAGGTCGAGCCGCCGCCGCTCAGCGCCGCGTTGTAGCCATTGGTCGAAGAGTCGTTAAGATTCCCCTCGAACTTCCACTCGAACACCAGCGTCCCCACCGGGCAGCCGCCGGCGGTGGTGGGCATTTTCGAGCCCAGGGGTAATACCGCGCCCGAGCACTCGCGCATGAAGGCCAGGCGGAAGCCGTCGGCGTTGGCGTTCACGCCGGCGCCGTTCGAGGTGGTCCCGTAGGAGCTATAGGGCGCGGTGACCTGATAGTGATTTATCGCGTCCGAGCCCCAGATTTCGAAGCGATCGTTAGCGCCATGGCCGGCGCCGAGGGCCGCGACGTCGCGCTGTACGCGCATCACGAGAGCAGAGGTCGGATAGCCCGCGCCGGTTCCGATCACGGTGTTCCCCAGCGTCTGAGTCTCGTTGGGGAGTGACGCATTCAGGCAGAGCCCGCCGATACATCCGTTCGAGAGCTCGATCGAGATTCCGGTCGACGGGTACGATCCGGCCGAGGAGAGGAAGATGGGATTCGAGACCAGCGTGGTGGGGGTTACGTCGAAATAATACTCGACCATGAGCGCGCCGTTCTGGGCCGGGGCGGAGGGGTTCGAGAGGGTCTGCGTGGAGAAGTTGAAGACAAAGCTCTGCCCCGCCCAGACCAGAAGCGCGAGGAAAAAGGGCAGGAAGCGTTTCATTGTTCAATCGCCGCGATCAGGGGATAGTGGCCATTCGCGCCGGCGTAGCCGCTGGCCACATTGGCCTTCGTGCCGGTCGTCGCCGGAAACGTCAGAGTGCTCGTTCCCGTGGAGACAGCCGTGGCGTTGGGAGAAAAGATGAAGTTCAAAATGGCATTGTTTTGCGTGACGATATAGCCCCACGGGTTGCCGGTCAGAAACGAGTTGTTTTCGTTGATCGAGATGACCAGGGGCGTGCCGCCTACATCACTCGTGAGGCACACGTCCACAGCCTGATTCTTGGCGATCGTGGGCGGCGAGGCGAAGGTCAGCTTGAAGGTCGGCGTGGTCGCGTTCTGGCCCGCCTGGGTGCCGGTCTGCGCGATGAGGTTATTGGTGGTCGTGTTATAAAAAGCCACCGAATAATGGGTCGTCGAGAGCACGCCCGTGTTCTCGATCCCTTCGATGTATTGGACTTTTTCGTCGATCTCCCAGACGTGCGAAAAACAGGAGAGGTAGTTCGCCGTGCTGACTCCGGTGGTGCCGGTGCCGCCTCCCATCGTCTGCCCGAACACGGCATAGGGATAGCCGGTGGTCGGATAATTCACGCTTCCGCCGCTCGAAATCCCCAGCTCGGAAACGAGGAAAATCGTCCCGTTGTAAGTGACGGTGTACGTCGAGCCCCCGATCAGTGCGCCGCCCACCAGCGCGAACCCCTGATAGTCCTTGACGCCCTTGGCTCCCAGCGTATCCAGGTTCAAATCACAGGTGGTCGTGCAGGTCGAGGTAGTGTCGATGGTCCACCGCAGGCTCAGGCCGGTCGAATAGGTTGTGAAAGTCGGCGTGCCGCTCGCCGTATAGTGCGTATTGCTCCCGCTCGCGCTGGTGACGGTCGTCGGCGCGGACCCGGTTTGCAGGTTGGCCTTGCTCGGAATGACCGACGTGTCGACGGCCGGGCTGAAGTCCATCACGCTGCCGGTGTCGAGTAGCGGCGTTAGGAGCCCGAAGCCGGGGATCACGTTGAGCGTGCCGCGCGGAGAGCCCTGCGTCACACCGTTGTTCTGCCAGGTCACGAGGCCGGTACCGCCGCCCCCGCTTTCGAGCGTCCACGTGTTGGTCGCTGTACAGCCATAAACGTTCTGGCCCGCGGTCACGCCGGTTTTGAAAAAGACGTCGCCGACCGTGCAAGTCCCCGGAGGAGAGGCCCCGACGACATAGGTCTGGAGCGTCCAGGTGTTAGTCGCGGTGCAGAGATAGATCTGCCGGCTGATCGCCTGATCGATTGCCTGATAGACGTTCGCGCCCACCGTGCAGCTCGCCGGGATCAGGGCGAGCGTCCCCGAAAGGAGGGACGTGGGGCCGGGAGATCCTGTGGTTCCGGCGGGGCCGGCGGGTCCGGCCGGTCCGGCGGGCCCCGCGGGTCCAGGCGGAATCGTCGGTACCGGCGCCGTCGTCGCGACGCATTGCCACAAATTGCCGAGGTTCCAGTTGCTCCAGAATTCGGTGATCACCAGGCACAAGGGCGTGGGCGGATCCGTCGGGAAATAACGGATAGGGCGGTCCTGCTGCGCGGCGAGCGGCAGTGCGAGCAGGCCGGCAAGGAGGAGAAGGAGTTTTAGAGAGCGCGCCATTGGATGTGGATCGTGCAGCTTCCGGTCGACGAGATGGTGAGATTCGTGGCGGCCGGCGCGTTGGACGGAAAATAGAACGCGACCATGTCGCGGTCGAGGATCATGGTCTGCCCGGCCACGGTCACGTAGGTCTTGAGCGTGGTGCCGGTGCCCGCGTTCGATGCCGTCCAGGAGGTAAGCGGAGTCGTCACCGCCGCCACGCCGATCGCGACGGGCGCGAGCGTGGTCGACGTCGCCGCGGTGCCGTTGATCGAAATGGAAACGCTCTGCGAGGCGACGCAGTAGACGTCGGCAGTCTCGAAATAAGCCTCTCCGGATTTGCCGGTGCCCTGCACCGTCAGCGCCGTCGTGGTGGCGTTGGCCTGATAGCGCGCGATGAAGGGATTCAGAGTCGGGGGGCTGATGGTCTGCGCGAGCATCGGCTGCACAAATATGGCCAGCGTCAGCGCGAAGCCCGCGCCGAATTTAAAAAGCATGGGGGATCTCCTGTGGTTTGTCGTCTTCCTGGGCTTCCTCGGCGTGAATTTCCGCGAAGCCGATCGCGTCGCACAGATCGTCTTTCGGGATCCGGCGCGATGGCTCGACGGCCGGAACACGCGCGAAGCCGTAGAGGTGCGGCTTCCGGATCTTCCGGCCGAACGAGTCGTAGAGCATGGCGCTACTGCTTGACCCAGAACACGCTCACCGTGCCGGTGATGATGTTGCGCTGTCCCTGCGGGGTGAGCTTGAAGGTCCCGCGTGAGTCGCTGACCACCGTTCCGACCGCGCTGCGATCGCCGGTGATCTCGCTGTACCAGTCGCCCGTGCCGTTCGGCGCGCCGAAAGGCATTTCGAGGAAGCCGACCGGGTCAACGGCCGCCGGCGCCGGCGGCGCGCCTGGAGCCGCATACGGCGCGGGTAAAGCCATCTTTCCCGTCGCCGAAACCGCCGGCATGAGGATCGAGCCAGGCGGCGGCGACGCCGGGTCATAGGCGGGAGTCCCCGCCGGAGCGACCAGCGCGGTGCTGATGCCGGGCCCGACGGCGATATTCGCCTGGCCGAAGCTCGGCACCCAGGCATAGCCCTGAACGATCCGGATCAGGTCGGTCGTGTACGGATCCCAGCCCCACAGCATGGTCTGCGTGTCGAGGGCATATTTATTGGCGATCGCGAGCAGCACCGCGGGCGTGGTGCGGGTCGCGGTCGACGCTGTGACGCCGAAGTCGGAGGCGTCATAGGGCAGCGCCATGAACGCGACCAGGTCCGGAGGCAGCGAGGCTTTATAAGCCGCATTGAAGGCGAGCTGGTCCTGGGAGTTGAAAATCGGGCTCAGGCTCTGAGCCGCGAGACTCAGAGCGAGAGCGAGAGTAAGAGCGAGCGCGCGGAAGGTTCGCTTCATGACAGCCTATTTCTTCCGTTTTTCGCCGGCTTTGGTGCGAACCTCTGCCTCGCGCGCGGGGCCGGCCGCGTCCTCTTCCTTCTCGGGCAGGGGCGGCGTCGCGTGCCAATCCGGGCCTAGCGCATCGGCTTCCTTCTGGTTGTTTACCTTGCGCTCTTTGCCGTCCGGGCCATAGCGCAGCGCAGGCCAGTCCTTGTGGACATACGCCTTCTTGGTCGCGCCCTTCTCGGTGTCGGCGGTGGCGGCGCCGATGAACTCGGAGCGATCGTATTCTTCAGACATGGTTGTCTCCTGTGGATGGATTTTGAAAAAAAGGGGGCGGTGGAAGCCGCCCCCAAGGGGAGGAAAAGACTACCGATTCAGGACCGACGGTCGAGTCAGATAGTGTACGAACAGACCGTTGGTGTTGAGCGTCATCGCCGAGGCCGCCGATTGAAGAATCGGCAGCGTGAAGTTCAGCATTCGCAGATCCGTGGTCAGATCCACCGGCGCCGAGAACTGATAGTTAAACGTCAGGAAATCGCCGGCCGTGGTCACCGACAGAACGGTCGTGGTCGGGCCGATCTGCGTGACGGTGCCTCCCACCGCGGCCGTCACGGTCTGCGTGGTCGCAGTCTGCGTGGTGGCCACCGGCGTGGGAAACGTGATCGAGGTGAGCGTCGCGGTGCCGAGCGAAGTCGGAGCCACGACCTGGGATCCGATGCCCACGGTGATATCGGTGAGCAGGGCGGTCCGTAGCTGGCCCACCTCGGACGGCACCACAAACCAGCAGTTCAGCGTGTCGGTGCCCGCGGCGGCGCTGGTGACCGAATTGGAGACGGGCATGAACAGCGTGGCGCCGAGGCCGGTGACCGGGAACGTCGTGGTCTGCGTCAACGTGGTCGGAATCCAGTTGCACTGGCCGGCCGGCACGAAGAAGACTCCGACCTTGCCCCATTGCGAGGGCGTGCCGTAGCAGCGGAAGATGTCTCCCGTCCTGGTATTGACCCAGGGCGACGTCGGCACCGTGGCCGGCGTAGTCCCGCCATTGGTCACCGGCACCGGGCAGGCGCCGGTCGGGTTGAACGCGTTGAAGTAGCGCGGCAGTCCCCGGACCACAATCGCGCCCGAGACATGCGCGCCGACTTGCGCGCCGCCCTGGCTTCCGGTGCGGAAGACCGGAACGGTGGTTCCGCCGGCATAAGCGGCATAAGGCGGATACGGCAGCTTGCCGCCGATGATCTCCACCTCGCCGTCGATGTAGAGCGCATCGCCGATGGTGAAGCCGGTGGCCGAGGCCACGACCAGAGACGTGGCGGTCATGCTTTGCGCGGCCGACAGAGTGGTCGTGTTGAAGGAGTTGACTCCGCTGACGAGCACCTGCGCGGGTGCGATCGCGGGCAGCAATAATGCCGCCGCGAACGCGAGAGCGAGCGAAATACGATTCGTGTTTTTCATGGTGTTTGGTGTCCTTGTCTGTCCCATGCGCTTACGCCTGCGAGAGAATGCGGACCGCTCCTTGATCGTTGTAAAGATTTCCGAAGCCGATCGCCATTTCCAGGCGATGGCGCATGCTGGAGGTGGGCTGATCCCAGCTCTTGACGAAGCGCACCGCAAGACCTGTTGCCGGATCGCGCATGGAAGACGCCATCTCCTGCGAGACGGGCTTTTCGAGCGGCACTCCGACGAGTGCAAACGCGTTCTTGGTGAGCGCCAGGCCCTGCATGCCGCTCTTGCCGTTGGGCGAGGTCGTGCCGGGGTACATGGTCATGGCCGCGAGCGCGCCGGGCAGCGCGTCGACGTTCTGATACTGCGATCCGGGCCCTTCGATGGCGGGCAGGAATTGCAGGAGGTCCGCGCCGCCTCCGACGCAAGTGAGCGCGACGGTGACGCTGAATTGCTTCAGGCGTCCGACCGAGCGCCGGCTGACCGGGTTGGCGTTATTGACCAGCGCCAGGGTGAAAACGTCCCCGACGTTATAGGTGTCGCCGGCCGTTGCCGTGATGAGCAGCGAGGCTCCGGACTGGTTCGCGCCGGTGGTGGTGTTGGCGCCCGCGATCGTGCCGGCGGTCTGCGAGTACAGGCCGTTGACAGAAACGTAGCTGTCGAAGCCCGCGAATTTCCCGAGCGATCCGTCTTTCCAGATCTTCGAGATATCGGACTGGGGATTGAACTGAGGCAGTGCATTGACCGCGAGGGTCTCCTGCATCTGCGGGGTAATGATCAGACCGCGCTCGCCCGAGAGGGCCGAGTTTTCGAGCATGCGCGTGTTGGCGGCATGGTAGGTCTGCGGCTGCGTGGGAGTGACGCCCAGAATGCCGGTGATATTGTTCGTGTTCTGTGCGGCCCAAAGGCCACAGCGGGCATCGAGCTCGGCGGACAGTTGCTCCGCGGCCTTATCGATGTATTCCTTTTTGATCGCGTCGTTCGGGCGTTCGAGCTTCAACGCGGCTTCCATGTCGTCCCAGCCGAAGTGCACGCCGAACACCTGGTTGACGGCCACCGTGGTGTAGCGCCGGTCGATGGGCTGTTCCTGATAGCCCAGGCCGTTGACGATCAAAAAGCGCTGCGGATATTTCACGCGGACGGTGTCGCCCACGGCCCAGTTCTTTTTGAACTCTTTGTTGTAATCGGTGTTGAAAAACTGCGCGACCTGGCTCTTGTTGATGAGAGACCGCAAGGTCTCCATGCAGACCCAGTCCGCGAAAACGAAGTTGTTTGCCATACGAGTCCTTTGCCGGGCGGCGGATTTAAGCCGCGCGCCGTGCTTTTAAGTCGCGGACGTTCGAGAGGCGCATGTACTCGCCTACGTCGCCGCGAGAGAGGGCCGCTTGAATCGCGTCCGCCGGTTCCGCGTTGGTGGAGCGGAGATCCGTTGCGGGCGCGGGAGCGGCCGTGGTGATGCGTTTTACAGGAGCGGTTTTTGCCGCCGGAGTTGCCAGTCCGTTCTCGATCGCGAACAGCGCGCGCGCGGCCGCCATGGGAGCGAGGCCCATGACGCGCTTACCTTCAATTCCGCCGTTCTCGCAGAGTTTATAAAGCACGCGCGCCCCGTTTTCTGAGTCGCGGATGAACTCATGCATGACCGGCGTGATGAAGTTATCGCCGGGACTGCTGTTGATCACCTCGAACCAGTCGGGAAACTCCACGTGCGCGGCGTCGCGCTTTTGGACCCAGGCATCGCCCGCGGCCTTGTTCGCCGCGGCAGCCTCACGCTCGGCATTACTCGATGCGATCGCCTGCTTGGCTTCAAACGCGATGGTGTCCCTGATCCATTTCCGCTCGGCCTTCTGATACTCCGGGTAGGTCGAGAACTTATCGGTGCCGTCGGCGTTTTTGTCGTCGAGATTCGGCTCAATCGGAGCTTCGCCTGGCTTGGCGGCCTCGGCGGGCTTCGCTGTTGCGGGCGGCGTGACGGCTGCGGGCGGCGGATCCGCTTTTTTCTCGCCTGGTGTTTCCGTCGTCTTGCCCTGCAGCTCGGCGCGCTGCCTCAGTAATTCCTGAATCTCGGCGTGCAGCTCGGCCTTCCGGTCCTCGCCGGTCTTCGGTTTCGGTTTCTCCTGTATGGATTTGTCGGTTCCGGGTTCCGGGGCCGGGGGTTTCACGGAAGAGGGCGGCGGGGCCTCGGGTAACGCCTTGTTCTGATCGCGCGCATTCTCGACTTCGGCGTAGCGAGAATAATCGCTCGCGCCGAGCGCCGCATCCTGCGCGGTGTCCAGCTCGGCAGTGGACGGGGCTGCCGGATTTACGTCTTCGGGCATGGATATCTCCTGTGCGCGGGGCGAGGGCGCGTTCACGCCGATTTGTTGCGAAACTTGGGGCGCGGGAATCCGCGCCTAATTCATCGCGTTGACTTCGGTGAAGTTCAGCACGATGTCGGTGGTCGCGGTCGTCGCGTTGCCGGTGATCGCGATCAGAATGGGGCCGTTCTCCGTTGCGGTGATGAGCGAGGGCGCGAGCAGCGCGGCCACGGCGGCGCCGACTTGAGCCTGCTGGTGAAGGCCGATCTGGGTGTTCGACCCAGCCGCTCCATACTTGAAAACGTTTCCCTGCAGAGACCAGCCTCCGCCACTGGTCGCAACGACGCCCGTATCGGCGATCGTGACTCCGCCCGCGCCAACGGTCGAGCCAACGACCGCAGTCGCCGGGTTGACGATGATCTTGATGCGCTTATTGTTGGCGGTCACGGCAAAGGAGCCCTGCGCGGTGACGGTGATCCCACGATTGGTTCCGGCCGCGCCGTCGAACGCGTTCGCCGGCAGG